AGTTATAATAATTTAATGACACAAGCTCAGTGTACTTCAATTTTTAACACTCCGTTTTTTGTAAATGCTATACAAAATGGTGTTAATAATGAAAAATCAGGAGCTCCGTATCCGTATACTGAGGCCGCTTATTTGTTGTTAAATAGTTTACCATTGGCAACTTTGAGTCAAAGATTTAAAGACTATCAACCAAATAATGGTAATAGTACTCCAAATAAAAATTTTACAGAATTAGATTACATTGCATCAACATTTAGAAAATTTGGGGCTCTTCATAAAATACCATATGCATGGATTTTAAAATATGGTTCTATATGGTATAGATATAAAAACTATGTAAATAATAATGTTGATATTTTAGATAAATGTTGGGTACCCTTTAATTACCAAACAAATTATGACCCAATTAATTCGGACATTTCAAGAAATTATCAAATCACATCAACAACTATAAATTTTGATATAACTTTAAAAAAAGTTGATACAACTTCAATACCTAATATTACATATGAAGATGTTTCTGTTGGGTTTTATCCTAAAGTAATTAATGACTTTAATTACTTTTATAATGGTTTTGATTTAGTTACCCAATACTCAACAGTAAGTCAATCTTTTTCTTATTATAGAAATGATGGTACATTAAAGATATTATCACCAATATCTACAAAAATAAGTAGTAGTGAGAGTACATATGACCCGGCATTATATTTAACAATTTCTAACTATTCTTGTCTATTAAAAAACACTTTAAAAAATGATGATACATTCTACGTTACCCCATCTTTTGGTTCACCTGTAAATCAATTATTTTATGAATTTTTTAATTCACAAACAAACGATTTACAAAAAAATTATGATGTACCAGGAACTTATAATGGGTCTATTAGATTAGATTGGTCAAATCCACATTTTGGATATTTTGACCCTACTAATATGGTTAAACCAAGTTATAATGAGTATCTATGTAAGATAAATTCAGAAACGGATAATCAACAAGAATTTACTTTCTTACATCAAAATGGATATTCAAAAATTGAAGATATATTTGGGGTTTTTACAAAAGAAGAATTGGACATATTTGAAAAAGAATTTTTAAATTTTTCTAAATCTGAAAAAAATTATAATGAGGAAACTGCAAACAAAAATATGATATCGGAATACAACAATTTCCAAATGTTGTATAAAATAATTAATAAGGTAAATTCGGTTAGTGGATTAGATGATTTAAACATTATTAAAAATGTCCAACAAGCTCAATTTTCTAATAAAAACCAAACTATTTCACAATTTTTAAATAAAGATGTGGTATTAAAAAGGGCAAATCCTTACGACTATAATAGAAAAACTTTTCTTTCATTTTTAAGTGCGGTTATAAATACAGAACAATTTACAGTTGACCCAATAAATTTTGGTTCATATCAGGTATCAACACCTAACGCGGTACCAATACCTAATAATAACGTAACAACATCGTCTTCTAAAATTGCATATCCAAACGAGTGGAAAACACTCCAAGAATATGTTGGATTCTCAACTTTTGAAGGAATTAATTACGCAGAATCTGGAAGTACAATAACAGACTTCTTTCCTGTTTTTGATATACCGTTTACGTCTAATAATATAATTTTGTTATCTCCAATAATAAAATTATATTCTTCTTACAAATATAAAAATCCAAATGATAATAGAGAAGAATTTTTAATTGAACTATTAGCAGATTACTTTGAAAAAGTAGATTTAACTAATAATGTTTTAAATAATACATTATTAATATTACAAAAAGAATTACCTAAAATACAAATAGAAAGTATCAAAACTAATTCAACTAACGTAATTGGGGAAGATTTAAAAGTTGAATACTATGACATGTTTAAAGTATTGAACGATAAATGGGTTTCAGGAAATAATTTTTCAGAAGATACATTTTTAGAATCATTTTTATTTTTAGATAAAGCCAGTAGGGATATTGGGGACGATGTTTTAGTTGATATTTTTAAAGTTAAAACTAAAATTTCAAATGTTGACCCTGCAACTTCTGTATATACAGTTATTGCTGAAATTCTTAAAGACCACCATTTTGTTACATTTACAATGCCTTCATACATCAATTTCTATAATAGAAGGAATAATGAAGGACCCCAAGAGATGGCTCAATTAATGTTTGGTACTTACTCTGAAGTGGATTACTCTGAAACGTCGACTAAGTTTGTAAATATATTATCTACTGACCCATCGACTAATACTTTAGTTGAAAGTAAACATAATGGATACTGTGATGATGGATTTGAATTAGGTAGGTCTCAAAACAATCCTAATGTTAGATTAAATACTTCGACAGACGAAAGGTCAAATAAAGTAGTCGGATTCTCGGTTGACTTTGGAATTCAAAGACAACAAATGTTCCACAATTTAAATTTGGCTCAAGATGTTGGTAAATCAACATCTGAATCATTATTAATGGAATATAATTTGGCTCAGTTAACATCTGGTAAAAAGTCACAAACTCAAAATGTTAGTCTTTTTAATCTGTATAAAAATAGAAGTTATTCTTGTACAGTTCAATCTATGGGTAACGCAACAATACAACCAACAATGTATTTTACATTAAGGAATGTACCGATGTTTAACGGACCGTACCTAATATTAGAAGTTAACCATTCTATTTCTCCCGGGTCATTTGAAACCACTTTTCAGGGAGTGAGACAAAAAATATTTACATTAAAACAAAGTGAAAACTTTTTAGCGTCTATCAAAATGGAATTAGGTAAAAATTTCTATTCTGAAATTAAACGACAAAAAGAACAATTGAGTAAATCTGCAACTACAGTTACCCAACAAAATACCGAAACAACAAATTCAATAAATGAAACCCCTGTAAATAAAAATAATGAAAATTGTCAACCAAACGAAGCGTATAATGATTTCATTAAAATTACTGGTGAATCAAAAACATTATCATATTCACGAGTAATTGAGGAGGTTGGATTTATTGTTGGGAATGATTTACAAAAAAGAGCTGCATTATTTACCCTAATTTATATATCTAATGACTCAAATGGAAATATAAAATTATTCAATAATAATTTAACTAATGTTAATTTAAAACGAAAATGGGCTGGAGACTTACCAAGTAAGTTCAATAAAGAATATACATGTTTAAACTTTGGTACTGAATTAATACCAATTGTTAAATTCCCAAATATTACTTATAATTTGGAATTCATGAATCTTTATTTAAAAAATTTCTACCCTGATTTAAATTTTGCTACAGATGTTACTATAGTTGAAGAACTAACTAAATTTTATATTAAATATTGGTCATTACAATCAAAACAAGAGGACGCTTATTATGATGAATATATAAGTAAAAATGCTGGTGAGTATGCGACAATTTTGGAAAAAGTTAAAAAGGCTTATGTTATTTTAAACCCTGTTAATTTGAACCCAGCTCCAACAGGAGGTACTCAAACAAATACTGGTACAACACTAACTAATAACATACAGACACCACCTTTAACTTCCGATTATCAATATACAATATCTAACCCACCAATGTTTGAAGAATTAACAGTTAGTGTTAATCCTAGTGTTGATGGGTTAAGAAATATATTCTTAGTTGAATATGGGTACAATATTACTGCGAGTTGTGCCGAAGGGTCGGCGACTGGACAACAGTTCTCAAATAATTATATTTCTTCAAATGGACAAACAGTTACAATAACTGCTGAAGATTTATTAGAAGAAGTGGACTGTACTGGTTCAGGTTCTAGTGGAGTTTATGAATTCCAAATTACAATTTTTACAAAACCTGTTTTATCTAATGGTCAAATAGATACTACAAGGTCAGATTATTATAAATCATATCCTATTACTATGACATTTTAATTTATTAGTATATTTATATAAAAAATAATTATGAATACTAAAGAAGCTTTAGATAGATACCTTGGTAAGAACACAAGAATAACTGAAACCGATAAGGGTAATGGTTATAAAGAAGTTTGTGACTTAGATACTGGAGATTGTTACACAATTAGAATGAAAGATGGTTTAATTGAAAGAGTTAACAATACAATGACAATTAATAAAAAAATCAATGTTGAAACAACACAGGGATATAAACAACTTTTAAATGGGTAAGGAAATGGATTTATCTAAAAAATTATTAGAGGAATTAAAAAAACATAATAAAATTAACAATTATATTTTTGAACAAGATGCTCCACCACCACCTGATGATTTAGCTCTTGGAACACCTCCTCCCACACCTGAAGCAGGAGCATTACCTGCGGCACCTGAGGCAGGTGCACCACCTGCAGCACCCGCGGCTGAACCATCAGCACCTATTGACGTTGAATCTGACCCAGATGTTGAAAAAATTGGTGATGAAACATCAGGAGATTCAGAGACTGAAGAGTTAGATATTACAGAACTTGTAACATCACAAAAAAATATGGAGGAAAAACAAAATGAGTATTTCCAAAATCTTTTTTCACAAATACAAAACCTTGAAAGTAAATTATCTGAGATGGATAAAATCATGGATAAAATAAATAGTATTGAGACTAAGATTGAAAAATATCGTGAAAAAACTCCACAAGAAAAATTAGAATTAAGAAGTTTAGATTCAGGTCCTTTTAATCAAAAATTGACACAATTTTTTGATGACAAATTACAGGATATTGAAAAATCAGGTAAGAATGAGTATGTAATTACTCCTGATGATGTTGAAAACTATTCACAGGCTGGAATAAAAAACAGTTTTAACAATTTGGATAGTGAAGAAGATGACACCAATACTTACACTTATAGATAATTTTTGTTTGACTATTACGGCTGACACACTTATACTTGTTTATTAACTAATAATTTATATATATCATGGCGACAAATTCACTAGATGCTGTACTCGCTCAGTATGAAAAAGCGAAAGGTGGCTCAAACGGAGCTAACAAAATGTCTCAAGAAGACAGAATGAAAAAATATTTTGCGGCGATTTTAACGCAAAATGAAACATCGGGACAAAAACGTCTTCGTATTTTACCAACACCTGATGGTTCATCACCTTTTAAAGAGGTATGGTACCACGAGGTTCAAGTTGAGGGTAAATGGAATAAAATCTATGACCCAGGTAAAAATGATAATGAGCGTTCACCTTTGACTGAAATTCACGACGAATTAATGTCAACAGGTAAAGAGTCCGATAAGGAACTTGCTAAATCTTACAAACCACGTAAATTCTACATCGTTAAGGTTATTGACCGTGATAACGAAGCAGATGGTGTTAAGTTTTGGAGATTTAAACACAATTACAAGAACGAAGGTATTCTTGACAAAATCATCCCAATTTGGAAAGCTAAAGGTGATATTACTGACCCTGTTAATGGTCGTGATTTGATTATCGAGTTGGCAAAGGCTAAGACTCCAAAAGGAGCGACCTATACAGTTATCCAAACTGTAATGCACGATGACCCATCTCCTGTTCACACAGACGCGGAAACTGCTAAAACTTGGACTGAAGACCCACTTACTTGGGCCGATGTTTACTCTAAAAAACCTGTTGAATATTTGGAAGCGATTGCTCGTGGAGAAACTCCAAGATGGTCATCTGATTTAGGTAAATATGTTTATGGAGACGCGGCATCTGAAATGAGTGTTGGTGGTGGAAACATGTCAATTGTTGACCCACAAGCAGGTGACGAACCTGATGGTGATTTACCATTCTAATTTATACGGATGGACACTAGCATAGTCAAAGTGTCCATCCTTTTTTATTTTTATACTAACAATTTAAACACATAGACATTTATGGCTATAAAGAAAAAAGAATTTTCATTAGATGCAATCAAAAATAAGTATTCTACGAAAACTAAATACAAAGATACGGAGTTCTATGAAGTCGACGAAGCTTTTCATAGTAGTTGCGGTTTACCTGGTCCTGCTTTGGGTAACATCAATATGTTCTTGGGGCACTCAAATTCTTCCAAAACGACAGCACTTGTTAAAGCCGCTGTTTCGACTCAGAAGAAGGGGCATCTACCCGTTTTCATTATTACTGAAAAGAAATGGTCGTGGGACCACGCGGTAGAACTAGGTCTTAAAGCTGAACTTATCGAAGGAGAATGGGACGGACAATTTATCTTCAATGATAACTTTGATTACATTGAACAAGTTACAGACTATATTAACGAGTTATTGGACGAACAAGAAAAAGGTAACATTCCTTATTCTCTTTGTTTTCTTTGGGATTCTGTTGGTTCAGTTCCTTGTAAGATGACATTCGATGGTAAAGGTGGTAAACAACACAACGCATCTGTTTTGGCAGACAAGATTGGTATGGGTATTCAAGCTCGTATTACTAAATCTCGTAAGGAAGATTATCCATATACAAACACAATGGTAGTAGTAAATCAACCTTGGGTTGAATTACCTGATAATCCATTTGGACAACCAACAATTAAGGCAAAAGGTGGTGAAGCACTTTGGTTAGCATCTGCACTTGTTTTCTTATTTGGTAATCAAAAAAATGCTGGTATTAATCACATTACTGCAACTAAAAATGGTAGAACGGTATCTTACGCTATCCGAACAAAAATCTCTGTCCTAAAGAACCATATTAACGGATTAGGATATAAAGATGGTAAGATTATTGCAACACCACAAGGATATATTGTAGATACTAAAGAGGCTCTTGAGGAGTACAAAAAACAATACTCACAATATTGGAACGCAATTCTTTCAGGTACAGGAGAAATTACTCTTGATGAAAGTGAAGAAACTTTTGAAAACGAAAACGAACCATTTTAATTAACTTTTTGTGAAAAAAACACTCCTTGTTGATGGGAATAATTTGATGAAGATTGGATTTCATGGGGTGAAAGATTACTTTCACAACGGAGAACATATTGGAGCAATTTATCACTTCATCAATACACTAAGAAAATTTATTGAAGAACAAAACTTTGATAAAGTAGTGGTATTTTGGGACGGGGAGGACTCTACGAGTATTCGTGGAGTTCTTTACCCTAAGTACAAACAGAACCGTAAGTTAACTATGGAAGAACCTGTTTTCATGTCTTATCTAAAACAGAAAAACAGGATTAAACAATATCTTGAAGAGGTTTATATCCGACAAATTGAAATAGCGGGTAGAGAGGCAGATGATTTAATAGCTCATTATTGTCATATATCTGAAAATGAACAAAAGTTAATTTTTTCATCAGATAGGGATTTAACTCAGTTAATTTCTGAAAAGGTTTCTATATACTCACCTTCACTTAAAAGTACGTTTAAACACGGGGACAAAATTAAATTTGATGATTTTGAATTCCCTCATTATAATGTGAAAACTTTAAAAATATTAACAGGTGATAAATCTGATAATATTGAGGGTATCTATCTACTTGGTGAAAAAACTTTGGTAAAATTTTTTCCTGAGATACTTGAAACAGAAGTTTCTTATACCGATATTTTAACAAGGGCTGAAGATTTATTAAAGGGACAAAAAGATAATCAAACTTTAAAAAATCTATTAACAGGAAAAACAAAATCAGGTATATTTGAAAACGAATTTTTTGAAGTAAATGAACAAATCGTCGATTTATCAAACCCACTCCTCAAATATGAGGACAAAGAAGAAATTTCCCAAATTGTCAATGAAACATTAGAAACTGAAGGTAGAAGTTACAAAAATATTATTCGTTATATGGTTGAAGACGGATTGTTTAAGTACCTACCTAAAGGGGATGATTCGTGGACATATTTTTTAAAACCGTTTATGAAATTAACAAGAAAAGAAAAAAACAAAAAATAAAAAAAACAATTATGAGAGAACAACAAGACATTACGAAACTGGAGTTTCTGATGACAGTGAACAACAATTTTATTGTTCAAAGATTTTTTAACGTAAAGGGGTATAACCCAAATTCGCATCGTTCTGCGGATTTAATTGACTTGGTTGATAATTTTGTCAATGAATTAAAACACAATTTCAAAATGAAATCTGTAAGTTACATGCTTGACAATCAGTATCAAATTACAGAAGACCCTGAAGTTTTGAATACATCATTTACTGACGGACCCGAAGTATTCAACGTTTATATTAAAAATGGAGATAAAGTATTATATCATCAGGTATTTGACGCTAAACCGTACCCACCTAAAGTTAGATATACTGTTGATGTTAGACCTTATTTGAAAGGTGTTTTAAATGATTTGACAGAAGTTTTGTCAAGTAAAAATTTAACACACGAATATATGGGTTACTCTTTAGTTTAAAGATATTTAATAAAAAAAGGAATTATGGCGGACAAAAATTTTGAATACTTAGGAAATCAATTTCAGTTACAACTTCTGAATCAACTTATTGTTGATAAGGATTTCGCCCATTCCATCGTTGGGGTTTTAGAACCATCTTACTTCGAAAACAAATACTTTAAACTTATTGTTCAAATGGTAAAAGAGTATTATCAAAAATTTGAGCATTCGCCAAGTTTTGATACTCTTAATCAAGTTGCTAAAAGTGAAATTGCTCAAGAGTTATTGTTAAAAATAACTCTTGACACAATTTCTGATATAAAAAATATTGATGAAAGTGGAGTACAATTTGTTCAAGAAAAGGCTTTGAAATTCTGTAAACAACAAGAGTTACAGAAAGTGATGGAAAGGGCTAAAAAAATTATAGACCACGGTGAGTTTGAAAATTATGACACATTAGAAGAAATGGTTCGTGAGGCATTACAAGTTGGTAATGTTGATAAAGGAACGGGTGATGTGTTTGAAAACTTAGAAGAGGTATTAGCTGATGATTACAGACACCCAATCCCTATGGGAATACCTGGAATTGATAATTTATTAAAGGGTGGTTTGGCCAAAGGTGAAATTGGTGTTATATTAGCGCCCACAGGTGTTGGTAAATCAACTTTAACTACAAAGATTGCAAATAATGCATTTAATTTAGGTTTTAATGTGTTACAAGTATTTTTTGAGGATAACCCAAAAATTATCCAAAGAAAACATTTTACTTGTTGGACGGGTATTGCTCCTGATGACCTTAGTGTACATAAAGACGTGGTATTAAAAAAGGTTGCGGAAATTGAGGAGAAGATGTCTAATAAGTTGATACTTAAAAAACTACAGTCTGATACATTTACTATGAGTCAGATTAAGAATCAGATTCGTAAGATGATTGCGGATGGGACACATATTGATATGATTATTTTGGATTATATTGATTGTGTGACACCTGAGAAGGCCTTAGAAGACGAATGGAAAAGTGAAGGTTCGGTAATGAGAGCATTTGAAGCTATGTGTCACGAATTGAATATTGTTGGATGGACGGCAACACAAGGTAATAGAAGTTCGATATCGTCAGATGTTGTAACTACAGACCAAATGGGTGGGTCAATCAAAAAGGCTCAAGTTGGACACGTCATCATTACTGTAGCGAAGTCACTACAACAAAAAGAGTTAAATCTTGCAACAATTGCCATTACAAAATCTCGTATCGGTAAAGATGGGGTAGTATTTGAAAACTGTAAGTTCAACAACGAAATGTTGGATATTGACACAGAAAGTTCTGTAACATTCTTGGGACTTGAAGAACAAAAAGAAGAACAAAAAAGAAACAGAATTAAGGAGATTATGGAGAAAAGAAAACAACAACAAGTATAATTATTAAAACAGAAATAAATTAAAAATATGGAAAAAATATTAAAAGAGAACCCAAACAGATTTGTGATATTCCCAATCCAATACAATGATATATGGGAATATTATAAAATGCACCAAGCCGCGTTTTGGACTGCGGAAGAAGTTGATTTAAGTGGTGATATTAGAGATTGGGAAAATCTTTCAGAAAACGAACAATATTTTATTAAAAATATTCTTTCATTTTTTGCGGCATCCGACGGTATCGTTAACGAAAATTTGGCTGAAAATTTTTATAGAGAAGTTCAGTATCCTGAGGCTAAATTTTTCTACGGAATGCAACTTGCAATGGAAAACATTCACTCGTTAATGTACTCATTATTGATTGATACTTATATCTCAAATGAGGAGGAAAAAAACAAATGTTTTACAGCTTTGGATAACCTACCTGCAGTTCAAAAGAAGGCTAAATGGGCTTTGGATTGGATTGAAAATGCATCTTTCCAAGAAAGGTTGGTGGCATTTGCAGCAGTTGAGGGTATTTTCTTTTCAGGTTCGTTTTGTTCAATCTTTTGGTTAAAGTCTCGTGGAATTATGCAAGGATTGTGTAATGCTAATTCTTTAATTTTTAAAGATGAAAATTTACATTGTGATTTTGCAATTCATTTATTGAATAATCACGTAGAAGAAAAACCAAGTGAAAAAAGAATTAAAGAGATTTTATTGTCGGCTCTTGAAATTGAAAAAGAATTTATCACAGAATCATTACCAGTTTCACTTATTGGTATGAATTCAAATCTTATGAAACAATACCTTGAGTTTGTTGTTGATGGATTATTAGTTAAGTTTGGTTGTAAAAAACAATTTAATGTTGAACAACCATTTAAATTTATGGAACAAATTGCGGTTGAGACAAAGGGTAACTTCTTTGAATCACGTACAGTTGAATATCAAAAAGCTAAGTTAAATGAGACTCTCTCCTTTACTGATGACTTTTAATTTACTATCTTTTTAAACTATGATGTCACTTAGAATTAAAAAACGTAGTGGGGACGACGCGTCGTTTAACCCACAGAAAATTTATCAAAGAATTAAACGAGCTTCAAAAGGTTTAAATGTAAATTCTGATGAAATCTTTATTAAGGTAATTACCTCAGTACCAACTGAAGGGGTGATTACTACCAAAGATTTAGATAAGTTAATTTATGAAATTGCGGCGGCTTTTACAGGTAGTCATCACGACTATTCTCGTTTGGCGTCGTCAGTTGCTATTTCATCGTACCATAAAGAAACAGACCCAAGTTTTTCAAATACGATGCATACCCTACACGTTGATGGTGTGGTAAGTAATGAATTAATGGAGATTGTTGAATCTTATGGTCTTAGTAAAATTGATGAGGTAATCAATCACGACAATGATTACAATTTTGATTATTTTGCTTGGAGGTCACTTTCTGAAATGTATTTGTTAAAACTACCAAATGGGAAAGTTATTGAAAGACCACAACATATGTACATGAGAGTTGCTCTTTGGGTGACAAATACATTTGAAGAGGCTATGGAATATTACCAAGCTTTATCCACCCAAAGAATATCTCCGGCAACCCCAATTATGATTAATGCGGGAACAAAGGTTCCACAATTGGCGTCTTGTGTTCTTCATTATAACGATTCAGATTCTCGTGAAGGTTTGTTAAATACTATGAGAGACATCTCAACCTATTCATCGGACGCTGCGGGTATCGGACTATCAATGTCTAACATTCGTAGTAAGGAGAGTCGAATAACATCTTCAGGTGGATACGCAGGAGGATTGTTGAAGTATTTGAAGATTGTTAATGAGTCACTTCGTTTCTTTAATCAACAAGGACGTAGACCTGGTTCTGCGGCAATTTACTTGGAACCTTGGCATAAAGATATTTTTGATTTATTGGACATTAAAAAGAATACAGGTGCTGAGGAATTGAGAGCTCGTGATTTATTCACCGCACTTTGGATTCCTGACAACTTTATGAACGCAGTTAAGAATAACGAAGATTGGTATTTGTTCTGTCCTAACGATATTGTTAAATCCGGTATTAAACCATTACAAGAGTCTTATGGTGATGAATATGAAAGTAACTATAAGAAAGCGGTTGAGTTAGGTCTTGGTAAAAAAGTTAAGGCTCAAGAAATTTGGAATAAGATTATTGAATCTCAAATTGAAACTGGTGTCCCATATCTTTGTTCTAAAGACAATGCTAACAAAAAGACAAATCATCAGAATATTGGTGTAATTAAACAATCAAATCTTTGTAATGAGATTTACCAATATACTGACGAGAATACAACTGCAATCTGTACTCTTTCATCTATGGTGTTAAAGAACTATGTAAAAGATGGTGAGTTTGATTTTAACGGGTTATACGAAGAAACTCGTAAAGTTGTAAGAGCGTTAAACAAAGTTGTTAACATCAACAATTACTCAACTGAAAAAGGTCGTAAGGGTGGACTGGAACAAAGAGCAATTGCTATCGGAACACAAGGACTTGCTGACGTATTCTATTTGATGGATTACATCTTCACATCTGATGAAGCTCGTAAGTTGAATAAAGAGATTTTTGAAACAATCTATTTCGCGGCAATCACTGAAAGTAACAGATTGTGTATGGATGGTAAGTATGAACCATACGCTCACTTTGAAGGGTCACCAATGTCAGAAGGAGTATTCCAATTTGATATGTGGGGATTAAAAGAAGATGAGTTATCAGGAAGATGGCCTTGGGGAATTCTTAAACAGAATGTTAGTAAATATGGTGTTTGTAACTCATTATTTACGGCTCAAATGCCTGTAGCATCTTCCGCGAAGATTACAGGTTCATATGAAATGACAGAACCCGCTCACTCAGCAATCTTTAACAGACGTGTAGTTGGTGGAGAGATTATGATTGTTAACAAGTATTTGATTAATGACTTTGAAAAGATTGGAATTTGGTGTGAGGATTTGAAAAACGAAATCATAATGAACGAAGGTTCAATCCAAAACATTAATTTCAACAACTACCTTGACCAAGAAGATAAGAAGTACAATTCAAAAGTTAAAAGAATTGAGCACTTAATTAACAAGTATAAAACAATTTGGGAAATCTCACAAAAGTCATTGATTGAAATGGCGGCCGACAGAGCTCCGTTTATTGACCAATCACAATCAATGAATATCTATATGGGTAACCCAACATTGTCAAAGATTTCATCTTCACATTTCTACGGATGGGAGAAGGGGTTAAAAACACTTTGTTATTATGTAAGAACAAAGGCTATCTCAACAGGGGCTAAACATTTGGCGATTGATACTTCAAAAATTAATAAACCAAATCCTACACCAGAACCACCAAAGGTTGACTACAGTTATATGAATTTACCTCCAAAACCTGAAAATAGTGATTTTGATTGTTTTGGTTGTTCATCTTAAACTTTTAAAACATCCGATGTGTTATCCCGAGCTAGGTCGGGATTTTTTTTGTTTATAAACTATTTATCAGTATGTCTAATATTATTCAGGAAGAAATTGAGAAAATAAGAAAAATGATGCTTTTGGAAGATTTAGTACAAGAGGATGGGGCAAAAAAACTAAAAGATACTTTAGACATTTTAAAAAATAAGAAAAAAGTTTTATTGTTAAGTTGTTCAAATAGGTTTAATTGGGACCCTAAAAAAGTCGATGTCCCTAAATCAAAATTAATTGCAATGTATTTGAATGAAGAATTAGGTGATAAATCAGTTTTCATTGATGTTTCAGAACTCAAAATTTTTCCTTGTGAAGGAAATGTCTCAAGAAAAGAAGGTAACACTTGTGGACTTTTAAAGGCATTACTTAAAGATGATAAGAAGAATCCTTCAGGATATCACAGATGTTGGGCTAGTTTAAATAATAAAACAGATGAACTTTGGAAGATATCCAAAGAACTTTTTGAGTCCGATGCTGTAATATTCTTTAGTTCAGTAAGATGGGGACAGGCTAATATGTTTTATCAAAATCTGATTGAAAGATTAAATTGGATTGAAACCCGACATACTACTTTAGGTGAAAAAAATATAGTTGAAGACATTGAAACAGGATTTATTTGTGTTGGACAAAATTGGAATGGTGAGAATGTCACAGAAACTCAAATGGAAGCTCACAAATTCTATGGATTTAAACCAAATAAGAAACTATATTGGAACTGGCAATATACGACAGATGTTAATGACGAAAGTAAATCTTCTTACAAAAAGTCCCACAAAAAATTCATTGATGATATGGGACTATGAGGTAGGTTATTATAGGTACACCTCAAAAGAAAAACCAATTGTGGATTGTTTAAATTATTATCCAATTAACGATTTTATAACAGAATATTTGTTAAAACAAAAATTTGTAGAATTTGAATACGAAAACAACAGTCCAAAAACTATTAATGGTAAAATTATTGTTTTGATTTGACCCAATACACATTGGGATTTTTTATTTTATTTAAAATTTTACAACATTATATTTATGTAATATGCCAAGCCCAATAACATACGGTATTAATTTTCCATTTAGAGATTCTCCATATGGGTTCTATTTAGATTTGTCAGAAACTTCTGATGAGGAAATTAGAAGTAGTTTAATCCATTTAATTTTAACTAGAAAAGGTTCAAGGTATTTTTTACCTGAATTTGGCACAAGAATTTATGAATACATTTTTAATCCATTAGATGGACTTTCTTTTGGGGACATTGAAGCAGATATCAGAACTGCTTGTGAAACTTACATGCCAAATTTATTAATCACGTCTGTTAAGGTTTATGCTGCGACAGATGAAGAATTTGATAAAGTTGTACTTAGTAATGGGGCAGTTATTAACAATACGTATAATGTACCTGGACAAGGGGTTAGAGACTATACTGCAAAAGTTAGGATTGATTATAAAATAAAAAATAATACTTTTGCAAGTAGTGATTTTATTATAATTAATATTTAATAGAAATATGGCAAACAAAAAAATATCATATACAGTAAAAGATTTTGAAGCAATAAGAACTGAGCTCATCAACTTTACAAAAACTTATTATCCGACAGTAGTTCAAAATTTCAATGACGCTTCAATTTTCTCAGTTATGATGGATTTGAATGCCGCTGTAACTGATAACCTTTATTATAATATTGATAGAAGTATACAAGAAACTGTATTACAGTACGCTCAACAAAGGTCTTCTATTTATAATATTGCAAGAACTTATGGTTTAAAAATACCTAATGTTAGACCATCAGTTGCAATACTTGATATTAGTATTACTGTACCTGCATTAGGTGACCAAGAAGATTTAAGATACTGTGGATTTTTAAGAAGAGGTGCTCAGTTTATTGGTGGTGGTCAAGTTTTTGAAACTGTGGATGATGTTGATTTTTCATCACCATTTAATTCATTAGGTAATCCTAATAGATTAAAAATACCAAATTTTGACAATAATAATAATTTAATAAATTATACCATTACCAAAAGAGAAACTGTTGTTAATGGAACAACTAAAGTTTTTAGACGTTCAATTAACGCTCAAGACGCTAGACCTTTTTTAGAGGTATTTTTACCTGAACAAAATGTTTTGTCAATTACAAGTGTGATTTTAAAAGATGGTACAAATTATAATGGTATACCTTCTTACGATGATTTTTTAACTCCTGTAAATAAATGGTATGAGGTAAATTCTTTAGCTGAAGACAGGGTATTCATTGAAGACCCAACTAAAGTTTCTGACAAACCTGGTGTTAAAGTTGGAAGATATATAACAACTAATACAAGATTTGTTTCGGAATATACTCCATTAGGTTATTGTAAATTAACATTTGGTGGAGGTAATACTTCGGCGGATGATTTATTGAGAGATTTTGCGAGAAATGGAACTCCATTGGACTTATCAAGATACCAAAATAATTTTGGATTAGGGTCAACATTAAAATCAAATTCAACACTATTCATACAATATAGAATTGGTGGAGGTTCAGGAAGTAATTTGGGTGTAAATGTTATTAATCAAATAGGTACAGTTACGTTTTTTGTGAATGGTCCTAGTCAAACAATCAATACAAATGTAGTTAATTCTTTGTCATGTAATAATGTGACAGCAGCAATTGGAGGGTCTGACGCACCAAGTATTGAAGAGGTTAGAAATTATGTTTCTTTTAATTTCGCGGCACAACAAAGAGCGGTTACAATTAATGACTATCAGTCTTTGATTAATACAATGCCATCTAAATTTGGGGCACCAGGTAAAGTTGCAATTGTTGAAGAGGAAAATAAAATTAAAATTAAAGTATTATCATATGATAGTACAGGAGCTTTAACTAGTTTGGTATCAAATACGATACAACAAAATATTGCAAATTATTTATCAAATTATAGAATGTTAAATGATTATATTTCTGTAGAATCTGCTCAAGTAGTTGATTTATCATTTCAAATCAGTGCGGTTTTAGATTCAAGTCAGAATCAAGGTAACGTTATCTCTTCTATAGTTGAGATTGTATCAACGTACATGAGTCCTGCTAATATTGAAATGGGTGAGAACGTATATATTTCTGAAATAAAAAGACAAATACAAAGTCTAAATGGGGTTATAAGTGTTACTGAAGTTTTAGTGTTTAATAAAGTTGGTGGAGAATACTCTTCAAATCAAACATCTATGAGTTACAGTAACTCATCGACAAAACAAATCTCGTTAGTTGATGATACATTATTTGCGGAACCAAGTCAAATTTATCAAGTAAGATTCCCAAATAGGGATATAACAGTACAAGTTAAAAACTTTAAAACTGTCAATTTCTCGTAATTTATTTATTTTTTTAAAATAGTTCATAAACTATTTATTAAAAAAATAACATGAATTCGTCATATAGAGTAAGAACGCAGGTCGGTGTAGATAAATCAGTTCAAGTTGATTTACAACAAGATTTTGAAACTTTAGAAATTTTGTCTCTTAAACTGTACCAAAGAGACATCTACACTAGAGTCTGTTCGGACTATGGAGTTATTTGCGGTAGGGTTTTCGCTAATAATGGGTTTGGGGTACCAAATGTAAAAATTTCATTATTTATTCCTTTAAGTGATGAAGATTCAAGAAATCCTGAAATTGCAAATATATACCCATTTAGTAATATTTCTAATTTAGATGTTAATGGTTACAGGTATAATTTATTACCTAAAGAAGAATCACATTCAGGTCATGTCCCAACGGGAAGTTTCCCAACAAGAGAAGAAATTTTAAAAGAAAAAAATTATTCTGAGGTATATGATAAGTATTATAAATTTACTGTAAAAACTAATGATTCTGGTGATTACATGATTTTTGGAGTCCCTGTTGGGTCATTCACAATATTTTTAGATTTAGATTTAAGTGATATTGGGCAATTCTCACTAAACCCACAAGATTTGATAAGAATTGGATTGGCGACTGAAGGACAAGTTTCAGGAGTTAAATTTAATGCGTCAACTAACTTAAATAGTTTACCTCAAATTATAAGTTTAACAAAACAAGTTGAAGTGTTACCTTTGTGGGGTAATCAGGAAATTTGTCAACCATCTATTACAAGAACAGACTTTGATTTAACTGCTGAGGCAAATATTGACCTGACGCCTACTGCGGTATTCATGGGTTCAATTATGAGTACTATTGATGAAGCAAAAATTGATAATAATTGTAAGATAGATAAAAAAGTTGGAGATTTTTGTAGTTTAGTAACAGGACCTGGACAAATATTAGCAATAAGGCAAACAATCAATTATGATACTGATATAAATTCTCAAACATTTGGTTTCCCTCAATTAGAAAAATATAATTTACAAAATGATGGATATGTCATAGATGAAAACGGAGCTTGGTTACTTGAGGTACCAATGAACTTAGATTATATCTATACAAATGAGTTTGGGGAACAAGTAATATCTACTGACCCGACAATTGGGGTACCAACTAAAGGGAAATATCGTTTTAAAGTAAAATGGAATCAATCACCTTCATTATCTGAACAAACAAGAAGGGCGTATTTTTTAGTACCTAATGTTAAAGAATGGGGATGGGGAGAACCTGGGAATACATATAACGATGATGAGAACCCAGCATTTTATCCTGAGTATTCTACCAACGACAATTATTTAAGATACCAACAGTCATATGCATTCAGTTTAGATTGGTACGATTACGGAGACCCTACAACATCTGAGGGATTAGAAATGATACAAGATGCGATTAATTGTGAAGATAGATTTTATTTGTTTGAATTTAAAAAAGTTTATACTGTTTCACAATTAATGGATAAATACAAAAATGGTAATAGACTAAGATTTATAGGTATAAAAAATATTCTTAATGATGAATGTAGTGCTGAAAATAACAAATATCCTGTAAATGACGCGTACAGAGGTAGCAATATAATGTTTTTAATGTTTAGATATTTGTTATCAGTAACAAAACTTTTATTATTCCCACTGATTGTTGTAATGCATGCAATTTCATTGGTTTTGTATATTGTAAACTTTATATTACAAATAATTGTTTGGTTAATTTACGCTCCAATTTATTATTTTATCGCCGCGGTTGTTGCGGTAGTTAATTTCTTATCACCTGGAGCTCCGTTAAATAATCCATTAAAAAAGACCCCTGCTGAACTATCAAGAATTATTTGGGACAAATTAAGAATAAAAAAAATACCATTACCATTATTATTACAATCTGAAAATGAATGTACTTTTTGTGAATGTAAAGAAGGTGAAGACTCTCAAGAATATACAAACTCAGCGGCTGGAGCACTTCTTTCTGAATTAGGAAACAGTTGTCATTTCCCATTAAATGATGGTGGTGCGGTGACTCCAACACTTGATATACCTGGAGAACAACAACAAAATTTCCCACAGGTAATTGCCGGTTTGGCTAATTCAGGTGGAAATTGTAGTGCAAGAATTCCTACGTCAGCATATAATAGTCCGTGGGCGACAGGTGGTTTAACCTATGATGATGAGAGAGAATTTTTATTTTCAAACAGTTTAACGTTTGCTGAGAGAATAAATTTATCTAATACAAAACAAAAATATTTTAGGGAATCTACTGCAATTAGAACATATGTTGAACCTGATTTAAACGGTAATCAATTCCACACTGATAATGTATTGGTTACACTGATACAGGGGTGTGATGACATTTATCAGCCAGGAGCTTTAATTACATTCCAAGACCCAAGTTTATCTACCGACCCTAATTTTGAATTAGGAATTAATGAAACTGCGGATGGATTATATCAGATATCAGGAACCTCAACATCTGCAACGTCGATAACTGTAAGTTATTGTACTTTAGATAATAATACTTTAACAGGTACTAAAGTTTATAATTTACCACTTAAAGACTCTGACGAATACTTAACATTTGCTAGGTATAGATTTGATATAGAATATTTCCAAGTTGTAACCGCAATTACGTATTCTCAGTTTATTTCTTTAGGTAATGGTTCTGCCAGTGATTTAAGTTCTCATGGAACTTTTTATCATAGAATATTTAAAACGCCAATGTCGGTAATGTTCGCTAAAGACACTTCGGGTAATCAATCTCAATTTGAAGCCGAATTTAAGGGGTCAGTTTTTTGTAATGAAAGTTCATTTTCTGAATTAGCAAATTCAAAAATAGTGATAATGGTTAGAGGTGTAGACCCTTATTCTCCAAAATATAAAATTAAATACGATATAAGTCGTATATTAAATCGAGGTTATGGACAAGTTGTAGTTGGTGGAGGTGAAGATGTAATGTTTAAATTAAACATACCTGTACAACCAGGAGGAACCTCTACAAGTGATAAAAAAAGGTCAGTACGACACAATCAAATTGTTAATAATAATTCGGCTGACCAATTCGGAGGAAGAATGTTTTTCCCGTCATGGTTTTTCCAACCTGGAACTGAGTTCCAACCATTTCAGACTGAATTAACTAAATATTATGGTAGTATGGATGCGAGTTTAATTAACGCATTTAATGTGATACCATGGGAAACATCGTCTACAAATTTAAATTCACTACAGGTGATTCAAAATTCAGAAGGGTATCTTCTTGTAAGAATGAAAGGTGAGACATTACAATGTGAAGAAGATATGCAATCTAGTACTGGTTATGGATGTAACGCGTTCACTGCTCACTATGAATGGGAAGGTGACAATAAATGGGGGTTTCCACCACAGCCTAATGATAATGCACTTGTTAATGGTGTAGGTGAAAATGGAGGGGCTACTTGGGGTGGGTCAGCATATATGTTACACTATGCTAGTGGAGATTTAATGGGTGATTCGGTTGATGGATGTTCTTTTATGTATATGCATTTTGGTGGTGATAATAATGAATGGAAAAAAAGTAGGTCAGTTTATTATTCACCGTCTTATTTAAATGGGGCTCCTCTTGGAACGTATGGTAATTTTGGTAAAACTTTAATAGATAATCCTACAAATATTGTTTTTCGTTCAGACAGACTACCAACATCTACTACCACGACTACCGCTCAACGTAACCATTTTTTATTTTTCCAAAATAGAAATTTCTCGGCATTTAGGATTTCAGACACAGGTGAGGTATATGCTTCTTCAAGTAGTGTTGATGGTATTGAGTTAGAAACTGCATTATTTTCTGACGGTTCTACTTTAGGGTCGTTGAATGACCAAGTAGTTGCAAGTTTTAGTGAATGTGCAAGTGCGGTGCCTTTGAAATGTTATAACATTGATAATGATGGAGTTGTTATAATTGATGATTTTCCTGACTGTACTACGGGACCATTAGGGGTACCGTATTTTCAAAATGGTAAAGGATGTTATTCGTTGGTAACCATACCGATTATTGGTATTCCTTGGGATTTTTTCAGGGTTAATGAATGGTATAAGAGAACAATAACAAGTTTGTTTTTATGTATGGAAGGTATTCAGTATCACTTCTTTAATAATTGGGTTAGTGGTAACCTATTTATGCCAACATTTTATAGTATTACTGAATTAAATGATGACGGGTTTCCTATCAGAAAATATTGTGACGATATTATTGTCTTTCATGAAGACTCAAAAAATTATTATTATAGAAGTAGTCCTTATAGGTACGGATATGGTTTTATAGGTGGTAGGACTCGACAAAGAAATGAAATTGCTGGATTTAATAATTACGTAAGGGGAAACTTTAGAAATTTAAAAACTCCAACAACAATCATAAATTTAGGACCAATTACTAATTATACCCAAGAATTAGTTCAAGGAGTGGGATACTCGGGATATATTGCGAATACGTTAACACCGTCAAGTTTCAGAGACATTACCGATATTGTCAATTTTTTTGTGGCATCAAGACAAATTGAAACTGCGTATGAACAGGCCGTAAACACATTTGTTGCAATAAGTTTGGCTATAGTAAATCCTTCAGTACTTTTATTAGTTGGTGGAGGAGACCCTACCAAAAACTTTTTTGGAGATAGAAACTCAAGAGAGCCGGATAAAATAAATGCTGATTTAGCTCAAATGATTTCAATTAATTCGGAATACGGTGTTAAACCTTTTAATCCTGCTGGATACCCATCGGCAAATTCAATAAGAATTATACCAATATATAATCTTTTTGATATTAATGTATTGTTAACTGCATTGGCGTCAGGAGGTGTTGCTGCACTCTTAACACCGGCAAAATTCACGATAGGTATTTTCTTCCAAAGTGATAATGGTAAGAGAGATGCAATTAGTCCAAAAAGAATTGTATGGAATCAAAACGCTCAATTACCATTCCAACCAAATGATGTTACATTATATACTCAAGTAAGTCAATCTGTACCATTTTATCAATGGCAGAATGATTATATGACAAGAGCCGAATTTATAGAGTTACCGTTAGGGATTAATATTCCATACCCTTTGTTAGGACAAGAAGTTATTTTTGGTTCACATAAGAATGATTGGTACACAGAACCAATAAATAGTAATACCACTACATTCTTCCAAAGAAATATACAGTACTTAGACAGGACCGAAAATACCTCAAGATATTTTATGGCGGAATCTAATCAAGCAAAATACATGAAAGGGTTTATTTATAATGTAGATAGTGATGGTAATTTAAGAGAAGATTTAGGTAATATAACTGAAGACAAATATACAGTTGGTTCACCTTATCATTTTTATTTTGGATTAAAAAGAGGTAGAACTGCCGTAGATTTATTCTACATAAAATATGTTGATAGTGAAATTGTAATTGAATAACGATAATAAAATATCTATTGTCCTACCTACTGAAAGGTTTCAGGGGGCACCTGAATTGGATAGTTATGTTGACATAAGTCTGCAATCTAAACAAAAAGAAATCATTGAGTATGACAGGAATTATAATCTTTTCTTAAATGATGTTTTTGATAAAGAGAGACAAGAGTCTACTAATTTTAATCTATCTTCAAAACTGTCCGTAATTTTTCAAAATACGTATACTGGTAAGACTAATTATACTCAATTTAGAAATAATCTTTATTATGTTAATGAAAATTATTACCAGCAATTGAGTTTCCAACCTAACTATGATGGATATTGGGGAGGATACCCTGAGTTTAAAGAATTTGATTTAACGAGAAATGATTATAATGTAAGTGGTTATACTACATTTGGTACCCCTCACTTATTATTTCCTCAAAATAAAGCTGACACTTTAAATTGGTCTTTTTATATTTCTTATCCATATCAAAATAATTACACTAAGATTCTATCAAATTATAATAGTTATTATACTAATTGGGTTGTTGGAGATGGAATCCCATTTAAAACTTACTACTCACAAATTAATGGTGAAAATTTAATAACCTTTGAGTGTTTTGTCAAACATGGACTATCAGTTGGAGAAAATGTTCAACTATCTGTATCGTATACTAACCCATCAAATAATACTGTTACTAATATATTTGAAGTTTATTTTTTAGGTAATGAAACAGTTGGGTCTGAGGAATATTATTTCTCAATTCAAAATATAGGATATCTAAATGGATTCTTAAATGCTGATACTATTGGTACGTTCAAAAGAGTTATTGACCCTGATAATTTAACTGAAACTACCTCAAAATATTATATTAGAGAACATATCATTTTAAATGATTATGAAAATTTAGTAATAACTCCGGCAGGATTTGAAAGACAAATATTTTCTGATAATGGTAAATTTTTTCCAGCTGCTTTAACTACAAATAATTTAAATAAAGTAGCATTTAAAGAAGGTACCACAGTTTATAATTTAACAAATAAATTTAAAATTGATATTAATGGGATAAAAGATAATCAAAATAGACCATTAACTGAGTTATATTATACAATAATAAATAAAGGTTCGTTTGGGTGGTTTAATGAACCAGTTAATCAGGGTAATACTTCTCTTAAACAAGGATGGGAATTTAATATTGACTATGAAAATTTATCACCCTATTGGAGAAGAAACCCAAATAATAGTAATTCCGACACTTCAATAACTGTTTCAAGTTATCAAAAAATCGATAACGGGAACACTTTTACATTTTATTATAATGATAATCTAAATGTTGGTGATTTTTTAGATGGGGCGTTTTGTGAATGGAATGATTTCGAACAAAAAGAAAGAGAAATTTCTGAAATTTATCACAAATTTGTTTTAAATCGAAACATTTTAATAGATGATAACGCAACAATTGCATCACAAATTAATCCAAAAGGTTATTATTATAAACCACATTATAAATTCACTCTTAGAGTTTTTTCTGATTATATTGAAACTGCTCCAATAACTGAAAATGTTGTTGATATTCCTGATTACGCGTTTTATTCGCAATCAGAACAAGAATATCGTTGGAGGGATTTGTATCCTTATGGGTATATTGATTCCAATAATGTTGGGGTTGATAATCCGTTTACAAATAATAGTCATTATGTTCACGATAATTTTATATTTAAAATTTTACCTGAGGGGTCAAATATTGCGAACAATAACATAAACTTTATTAATCAACCAATATCTGATGACTGTGAATAATTTTAAAATAATACAAAATACCAACAATGAATATAAAATAGTATTTCCTGTTGAGACGGATAATACTTATTTAGGTTTAGATATGGGTGTTGAGGTCATTCAAAATGAGGTAGTTAACGAAATAATTGGAACACCTAAGAATTATGAAATTACAAGGTTTGAACCTAAACCAATTTCCCCATTTGGTGTTTACTCGGGGTCCAGTCTTAATTTTAAATTTAATTTTTATAGTGGACCATTAAATGGATGGGTTTTAAGTTACTCTCCAATATTTGAATACCAACAAATTTATTACAATACAAATTCATTTTCAAATTCTTTTTACAAGTTAGATTTTTATGACTCTCGTGAAAAAAAGAACCAAAAAATAGTTTTCACAGTAATAATACCTACGCAACAAGGTGAAATAGTTTCAGAACAGATATTTCCAAGTTGGTATGCTAATGATGGGTTTGTTAATTTAAAGATACCATATCTAAAATTAGATTATTTAAAAGATAAAGAAGGTTATTTTATTTATTTTTTATCAGACCCGACACTATTAAACATAAATGAATTTTATGCAAGTTTTAAATTTTTTGATGGGACTAAAGGAAATTTTAAAAGTTTTTTAACAATTAACCCGTCAACATTTACTAATAATAATTTTAATCCTGATGAGTATTCTTTTTTAAAAGTTGTGTTAAACTATTCGGATTATACATACCAATACATAGATAATAATAATAACCCAATAGGTAGTGACACCGCACCAATAAATCTTTATGAATATGTTAACCCATAATGGAAACTCAATATTATAGATATAAAATCTCACCTGAAGTTATTACTGGAGATGTTAGAACAGTTATTGTTGATAACGTTTCTTATGGTGTGATATCAGGTATGACTAATATTTTAAGTGGAGGAACTAACGGGGACTCGTTACTAACAGATTTAAGTTTACCAATTCCATTATTTCAAACTGGAATTGATTACGGTTATTACGATGGGTTTGATGGTGATTTATTACAAAAGGATGTTGTTACTAATTTTTTATTTACTCAAACCGATGGGTCATATAATGTAGAATTATTTAACACGTCTGAGATGGTACAAAAAAAATTACTATCAGAATCTACATACCAAGTAGATTGGGGTGACGGTTCACCACTACAAACTATTTCTGTGGTTGCTCCAACACCTGTTTCTCATACCTATCTTTCAGTACCTTATACATATACTATTAAATTAATTCAGAGAAATCCATGGGGTATAATTGAAGTTGGTAAAAAAATAACTGTTCCATATGAATTAATACCTAATAACAATCCTTACGGAGAAGTTACATTTACCCCTCAGGGAGGGTCATGGTCAGATATTCCAGTTAGTTATGATTTTATTTTTAATGGGGACGCTGAAAATACAATTTCACAACAAGTAAGTTCAAATTATGTTTCAGTACCATTTTATGTTACGGCAAATACGAAGTCACAACTTTCAGAACTATCTCTTTACGGACCCCAAAAATATATAGTTAATCAACCTATATATTCAGGTGTGGGAGTAAACTCAATTTATAAAGGTGTTATTTTTGGAATTGACCCAAATGGAACATATACCGGGTATACAATTAATAATATTGACTACTATGATTTTAATGATGGTACCACAATTTCTTATGCTCAAAGTAGTGGATTAACATCTGAAATGTTGATTCAATCGGCAATTACAAAAAATGAATATCTTTTAGGTGTAATTGACCAACCGGAAATTTACTCAAATGTATTTATTGAAAGAGGAAAAGATTCAGGTATTGAAACAACCCAAAGATTAGGGGAAGTACAAAATATGGGAGACTTGATTAAATACGGATATAAATTCTTCAAAATTAAACAATATTAATTATGGCAATAGGTTCATACGGTACAATACGACCCTCAGATGTTTCACCAGCGGATGTTGAAATAATACTACATTATACTCCATCAAGAGACTATACTGAAAATTTTGTATTAAAAAAATTAGATTCTTCAACATTACTAACCCCTTATTTTAATAATAGTAGTACAGGGGGGAATCCAAATGTTGAAATATTAGGAGGGTTGTACAATTTAAAACTACCGTCAAATGAGTTTAATAAATTAGGAATTTATACTTTATACTTACGACCAGTTCAAATTAGAACTGAAATAAGTGATTGTGGAGTTCTATCCGCACTTCCAAATGTTAAAGGTATTATTATTGATATTTCAAATGTTCCAAGCCAATATCGTAATAAATTTGTTACACAAGGATTAGTTGGATTTAGAGTCGAATATTTAAACACTGACGGTACTAAAGTACCTAATTTTTTTAGATACATTACCTCAAGTTTTTACTGTGAACCTGTAACTCAAAATCTTACTACAACACAACAAAAAGTTGTTAGGTATAGATATGTTGATAACGCGTCTAATTTAATGTTTTGTACATTAACACCGTCATCGGCACCAACAAATAAACCTAATGCAACACCATACATTGGAGTACCTGGACAAAGTATTATAATTACTAATACTTTTTTTAATCCTGTTACTTTAGATGTAGAGATTGTCGAACATGATGCTTCGACATTAGCATTGGCTCTTTATGGTAATCAAACTAAGTCAATGGATGATGGTATATACACTATCTATGACTCAAGTAATAATATATATAAACAATACAACTTATACGAAATCAGAGACCAATTTAATGAACTTCTTTACGAGGTTAGACAAGATAGAGATGGTAATATCGATTTCAGTAAAAGTTATGACAATATAATCGCTTAATGGCTGTAACAAAGTATACATGTCCACCACAGACCGCCGCAGGTTCAGGGACCTTCTCCAATAACTTAGTTGGTTTCCAACTTGTACAGGGGGGTGGGTTTACGCAAGGTAATTTCCAATTTACAAATTCTATCACTGAAAAATCTAACAGAACTTTTGAAACTGGAGTTTTTTCAAGTCCGATATCTTTGGAAAGTATGAATACAACTCTTGGTCAAACAAGAGCCATCACGTCTAACAATTTTGAAGTTTATCCAAATCTTGATTTAAGTGAAGTAACAAGTTTTACATTATACGGACCATTAAATAAAAGATTTTCGGCATCAATTGAACACATAGTTAATTATTTCCCTGCTGCTTTAGAAATCAGTCAAAATAGACCTGATTTTACTACAGGTATTACCGCTAATAATATAATTTTTGACACAACGGAAAATCTTACAGAGTTTGAAATTGATGTTGAATCGATTAGTAATCCATTTGGAATTGATTTCACTACCAACTCAACGGTTAATTTGTCAAGTAGGGAAATAAAAGTTTCAGATTTAAGAAATTTAACTGTAGAATTTTCAAATTATATTTTAGTAGTTAACGGAGAAAATTACCAAATAAATAACATTATACCAACAAGTTCATTAACTGCTGGAACATTAACTGTTTTTGTTGAAGGTAACCCATTTAACTTTAATCCATTTACTTATGATTATTTAATTATAAGACCAAATGATGATGTTGTTAATAAAGTATTTAATTTAGAATTAGATTATGTTGACAATTTTATTTTAGATAGGTCAACAACTCCAATATATACGTCACAGTTTACAGTACCATTAGAAAGTGATAGTGGTAATGTTTATAATTCTACTGATAAAATTACATGGCCATTATTTGGACAATGGAATTTGGACATTTTAACTGACTCGTTTACAGTTTATTTAGAAAAATTAAATGAAATTGCTGAAAATTTTGATAGTTATAAAACTAATTTAATTGCAAGATTTTTAATTACCGATTCTTTAATTGAATTTGACACTCCTGACCAAAAATTAGATAAAGTTTTAAAAATTTACGGGAGAAGTTTTGATGAAACAAGAGTGTTTATTGATGCTCTCGCGAATATGACTTCAGTAAATTACAACATTGGGAATGATATACCATCTCAACTATTAAAAAATTTAGCACAAACTTTAGGATGGAATACGGATATATCACCAATCACAAATGATAATTTTTTAGACTCTTTATTTACAACTAATCCAACACCTCTTTTTGATGGTATAAGTTCGAATCCAACTCCTGATGAATTAAATTATCAATATTTTAGAAATTTGATAATGAATTCCGCTTATCTTTTTAAATCTAAAGGTACTAGAAAATCTATAGAAAGTTTATTAAGATTAATAGGTGCCCCTGATGCGATAGTTGAATTTAATGAAACAGTATACGTTGCTGACCAAAAAATTAATATTAGTGAGTTCAATCAAAGATATGAATTAATTGCTGGAGGGTCGTATATACAGGAGTCTGTGGTCTTGAATCCAAACTCGACATATTCAATTCAAGGAAACATATATACTGCGTTTACCATAACAAATACTGTAATAGAAACTGATACTACAAGAACTGATTATCCTGTGGATGAGCAAGGATTCCCTTCTATGGTGAATGCAAGTGATAGTTATTATTTTCAAATAGGTGCCGGATGGTTTGAATCTACACCTGTTCATAGAAGTTCTGAAATAATAAATTACACTACAAGTGTCTTTACCGGGCAAAATTTTAATGTACAAACAGAATTGTCGCCATTTACATATGGTTACCCATATCTACAAAGATATATGGATTTTCCATATTTAAATTTTGGGTTTGGATTACAAAAAATTAATGACAATAAAAAAAGTTGGGTATCGACTGACACAACTAGAATAAATTCCGATGCAGGATTTAATTCTGATTATTATGTTGGTGACGATAGATTAATACTTAACGTTAAAAATGTTGATTTATATTTAAATCCAGCACAAGGATTACTTTATGATGTTTGGTATGTTTCTCAGACTTCAAATTTCCCAATACCAAATACGGGATTACCGGATTTCTCATCGGAGAATTATTTAAATGGATTTAATTTAGGTAATTGTAACTACACTGCAGGAACAAGTGTTAATGGTTTGGTTTATTGCGGATTCCAATTTGACAGAACTGTAATTAATCCTAAACCTCAGAAAAAAACATTTTTTGAATTTGCTCAAGATTTTATCAAAAACATGATAAATGTTAGAGATAGATTGTTTATAACTGACGGTAAAACAGGAGGGTATCCAAAATTACAATCAATATTTTGGCAATATCTTTTATCTAATCAGGCGGTTAATATTCCAACAAACCAATTTTCATATCAAAATTTAATTGAATACGTTGAAGGGTTGGGTGACTATTGGATTAGATTAATTGAACAAATGGTTCCCGCTACAACAATATGGAACACAGGTGTTAAATTAGAAAATTCAGTTTTTCATAGACAAAAATATGTTTATAGAAGACAACAAGGTTGTGAAATAATTCCAGTACCATGTGAGACCTGTAATGCGACCGGACCTTTATTTTCATACGATTGTAATTATGAAACTATTAGTTGTTCAATTTATCCTTGGGATAACGGGTTAACTTCAGTACCATCATTTGGAGATGTGTTATATCAGACTTTAAATAATTACTTATCTGAGATTGGATTTACATTTACTGATTGTGATTTAAATAGTTTATATAGTATATGGTATGTGGATATTAATGTTGGAGGAAATCAATTGATACAACAATCATTCTTTGAAGGATACGGGTTAACTGGACCGCAAGCTTACCCAACACAGGGTCAATGGGTTGTGGCACTTAACAATTATTTACCACAATTAAATAATTTTAATTTAAGTTATTATATTAGTAATTCTACACTTTATGTACAAAATTTGGATTGTGGGCAAGATTTTTTAAATCAAACGTTTAAATTAAACGTAGGTATAAACTTTTCATTAGCATGTAATTAATGGCAATAACGTTAAATTATGGATTACAAATAACAGGTGATTGTCAGAACAATTCATCAGGTGCGTTAGGGTTAACAATATATGGTGGAACACCTAATTATACAATAACTTGGTTGTCTCCGTCTTTATCACCTATTATATTAGCGGGTAGTGCGACAACAATAACTTCATTATCTGGAGGGTCGTATAGTTTTTATGTTAGTGACCAATCAATACCTGTTAACAACACTAATAATATTAGTTTTTATGTAAGTACGGGATGTTGTGTTTCGATAGATGTACAGGATACAACATGTAATTTACCAAATGGTTCATTAACCGCAACAACCGCTTACGCCTCTTCTTATGGTACTGCTTATTTATATAAAGAGGGTCAATATATCTCAAGCGCTTTAACAAGTTTTGTAACACAAGATGCTCCTCCACCTCTATCACCAGTACCCGGACTTTTAACATCTGCGTATTTTGATGGTCTTTCGGCAGGTACTTATCAAGTTACTCTTTTCGATTATGGAGGATGTCAATGTTCAAGTCAGACTTGTATAATTAGAAATTCATCTGAATTTGATTTTGGTTTACTTGTCGCAAACGCTTCATCGTGTAATAATGGATATGGTCGACTTACAGTAACAGGTAATACTGGAACAGGACCATTCCAATATCAGTGGTCTTCAAACGTACTAAACCCAAGTATTACTGCTAGTACTGTTAGTGGACTATCCGCAGGTAGTTATAGTGTGATAGTTACAGACTCAACTGGATGTCAAGTAACTAAATCTGCTATAATTAATACTGTACCCCCTTTAGGTTTAAATTATTATACTGCAACACCTGCTAGTTGTTTATCTGACGATGGTACAATAACTTTTAATATTTCTGGAGGTACCCCACCTTATTATTATATTTTATCAAACGGGGATTCCGCAATTAGTTATTCTAATGTTTATACATTTTCAGGACTTGCGGCTAACACATACACTCTCCAATTGGTTGATTTAGCGATTTGTAATTTCTCACAAGATGTACAAGTACCCATGGAAGGTAACTTTAATGTGATTTCAGTTGTAACAAATAATGTTACTTGTACTTCATACGGTTCATTATCTATTAATTTAATAGGTAACCCTCCTTTTACTTATATATTAGAAGACAGTAGTGGCGTGGTTAACACAATTGTTACACAAGTTAATAATTATCAATTTACAAATTTAACCGCTGACACCTATACGTTAACTATCTCAGATTATTTGGGTAGTTGTGAATATACGGATACGTACACTATTGAGCAATCACCCGATTTTTCAATGGAGATATCGTCAACAGGGACCACATGTAATTCTGAAAATGGTACTATTTTAGTAGATATAATACCTGTTAATTCTACATTATTTAGTTATGAATTACAGGGGATTGAAAATTCAGGTCTTATCAGTGATACCTCATATTTGTTTAGTGGTCTAAACACTGGTATCTATACTATAATTGTTACCGATGAGAATGGATGTACTCAAACTGATAGTATTATTTTAAGTAATCAATCACAGGTTGATTTTAATCTATATTCGACAGATTGTGGGTTAGGTTCCGATGGTACAGTTAGTGCGATTATAAATAATGGAACCCCACCATTTGATTTATATTGGAGTGCTAGTACAATTGAAGGTATATTATCAATAGGTTCACAAACCGGTATTTATTTAACTGGTTTAACGAGTAGTAACTATTATTTAACGGTAACCGATTTAAATGGATGCGTGTTGACAAAATCAATATCAGTAACATGTGGTAATTTAGTTAGTTCATCCTATCAAATATTCAATATATGTGAGCAAGTGTTTACGGAAACCTCAAATCAAAAACGAGGTATACTACAGATGTATAATGAGGGATATCAGGATTTAACTGAGGGGTCTAATTGTATTTTAAATTATGCTAATTTTATAACTGAAGTAACAATAGGGTCTCAAACCTACTCAACTTTGTTTTATACGTCATATTCATTGACTGACATACCAACTGATGGGTTATTTATTGAATCAATACAATCCGCATTAAATGGTGCTTACGGAGTTGGAAATGTGTCAATAGATTCATCTATGAATATTGTTATAATATCTTCAGATTGTAATTTGAGTTATGATGTGTTACAAGATTTGGACATAAACATTGATTTAAAAATTGAGTACGATTTAGATTGTCAATCTTAATAGATGTGTTTAATAAATTTAAATATTATTACAGGAGAACCTCCCTACACAATTGAGGTTTGTGATTATTTTGGAGTTAATTGTCAAGTAATTGGTTATTATGATTCATACATACCGCCCAATTTAATATTAGCAGTTCCTGAACCTTATAGTTTGGCCCCAATTGTTTTAGTTAGAGTTTATGATGCTAATGGTTGTATTAGTCAAAATACATTAACAATGTTAACACCAACCCCATCAATTACAGTTTCACCCTCTTCTCAAAGTCCGACACCAACGACTACAAATACTGCAACACCAACGATTACACCCTCTTCTCAAAGTCCGACACCAACACCAACTAATACTCCGACCCCACAAACACCGACACCAACACCAACTAATACTCCTACAATTACCATAACTCCAACTGTAACTAAAACTAACACACCGACAACCACTTTAACTCCTACTGTCACTCCATCATTATCCCCATTACCACCAACTAAAGCGTTTTTATTTATAGAACCACAATCTGGTAGTACAAATATTGGTCAATGGATGTTTGATAATTCACAAACTTTTTATGGATTTACTAATAGTAGTACACCTGCACTTAATCAAAGTAAATTTAATCAAGAGTTAAATATTTATGTTAATTTCTCAGGATGGACTTCAGGGTTGTTCCCGTCAATTATAAATCAAGATGTTCCGCAAACAACGGGTGGAAATGATTCATTTGGTAATGCGATTGTTGCTTATAATTTTAAAACGACTAAAGTCCCTAAGGACACTGTTTCGGGTAAAGCGTGGTACACTTGGATGATTCCAACCGGAATGACCAATGGATTATACCAAACTAAAATTGATTATAACACATCAAGTCCATCAATGCCTCCTACAACTGTAAACACCGAACCAACAATATACTCTTATTATTTTACATATACTGGAACTACAATACCTCAAACAACATATAGGGTATATACGACTTACCCGTCAACAAATTTTAATTTATTGAATACTTCGGACATATACTTCAAAGGAAACACAGTAAGTTAATAATTATAGTATATGTCTACATTTCCATATAAAAACCCAATAAGTTCAGAACAACTAAACGGAGTACAATCTGTTGAAAGGTCCGAAACATTCGGAACTAATTTTTCTGTACTTGGTGTCGGTGGATACATGGAAGTATTTAATCTTACTGATTTAGTATACACCATACCACCAGCAACATTTGGACCAATTGAGTTTAGTGGTAATACAATACCGATTCAATTTACAAAAGGTACCGGTGCGGTTTTTTCACCTGATGTGTTAACACTTAATTCTGATAACATATCTTCAGGAAGAAGAAGGCTAGGTATGTTAGCTTATGTTTACGAGGATGACCAAATTTATCAATTCAGAATTGATAACTATGAATCATTATGGACCGCAGTTACTGCGACAACCGCGGTCACAATCTATGATTTTGGAACACTAATAAATAATACAACCGCCGCGGGACAAAATTTTATAAATGCTTGGACTGCGTCTACAATTGAAGACGTTAGCGGCGCAACACACTCAAGTGCGGTTTGGAAAAAATTTAGTTCAGGTAGTGGGGGAACCGTTACATCTGGAGTCACAGGTTCAGGAACTGTGAATTATATTCCTAAATGGACAGGATTAACCTCAATTGGTAATAGTCAAATTCAGGATAATGGGGTTACGGTGTCAATTGGTTCCCCATCAAGTACTGCTGCAATATTAGAAGTTGCATCTACCTCACAGGGTGTATTGTTCCCAAGAATGACTCAAACACAAAGACTATCAATTTCATCACCGACCTCTGGATTAATTGTATATCAAACAGATTTTTCTGATGGTCTTTATATTTATAAAATCAGTGGATGGATACAAATGATTTAATTAATATTTATCGTTAATGAGTTGTTATATAACAATATCAAATATAACAGGAGAACCTCCTTATGTGATTACGGTTTGTGATAATTATGGAAATAATTGTTTTTTAGCTGCTTACGAATTATCGTATGTTCCACCAACAATATATGTAGATATACCATCGGATTGGTCATTATTACCATTTGTTCAAGTTACCGTTGAGAGTTCAGAAGGATGTGAAGAATTACAATTTGTACAAACAACGCCCACACCAACACCTTCGAACACACCAACCCCAACTCCCTCCCCATCCGCACCACTTACCTCCCCAACACCTACCCCAAGTATTACCCCAAGTATAACTCCAAGTCAATCAGTTCCAATTCCTCCATATTTCCAAGTTCAAAATATTAATGGTTTAAATCCTCAGTCAATAACTTTAAACGCTAAATTAAATAGTAAATTTACGGTAGATTTTGGAGATGGGACCGCTCCGTTAAATTATTCAATTACTAACCCTTCTTACACTGGCGCTACAAATTTAGTCGCATTAAGTAAAAGTTATGTACCTTCAGATTATATTACAACAATATATGATTTAAGATATGGGTCACCTACTTTTCCAAATTCCGCTGACGGTTTAAGGGATATATATGTGGATAAAATATCTGAAATTTTTGTAAATAATTATACCTTTACCGCGTTTACTAGTTTGGACGGAATATATATTACTAATTCTACTGTAGACACTTTTAAATTTTCACTTACAAGTGCGTTTGACGTTTTTAGTTATCAATATAACTCGGCAACTACTTTTGATTTTGAAATATTAAATCCAACATCAATTACTCAATTACAGAATGTTTTTTATAACTATAATAATTTTACCTCGGCGACTATTAATTATTCGGGATATACTACGGCTTCACGACCTACGAGAATGGATATTGTTGGAAACTCAAGTTTAACAAATCTTAACTTCGCGCCTCCTCAAACTGGAGGTGTTTTTTACATATATAGTAACGGTCAATTAAGTGATATAAATTTTTTAACACCACTTAGTTCTAGTACTACAGTTTCAAGAATTGATTTACATGCAAATCGTTTTACAGGATGGACAACAAATTTCCCAACACAAGTTTCCATAATTGATATGGAACAACAACAGGGAGGACTTAGCTTAGGTGTTAATTCATTTAAATATTTCTCACCTGATTTGTCAAATAACACAGGGTTAACACAATTGAATTTATATACCAATAGTTTAACTAGTATTACTGAAACTATATCAGGTTGCACATCATTGACCGATTTAAGAGTTGATAGAAACCAATTAAAGACCCTACCACCTATACTTCCAAATTCTATCACTGACCTAACCGCTAATAGTAATTATTTTACAGGGTATACTTCTAATTTCCCAACGTCCATGAATTACTTTAATATTAATAAAGGGACTGGGAACCCTTCATTACCTACTTGGAATGTTGAAATTACGGGAGCAACAAATTTACAAACATTTTTGGCTAACTCTGTTGGACTAACTGCGTGGACTAAAAATTTCCCAACGTCAATAGTTACTATAGATTTTAGTGAAAATAGTCTCACCTCATTCCTTAATTCAATTTCAGGAAACACAAGTTTAGTTACACTATATCTTAATAATAATAATTTAACTTCAATCCCCCCAATTTTTCCTAATTCGATACAGACATTAAGATTACAAAATAATGATTTAACGGGATATACTAGTAATGTTCCAACATCTTTAGTGACTTTCTCAATTGAAAATCAATATGCAGGTAACTATATACCTGAATGGACACAAGAATTAACAGGTTCCACAAATTTGAATTCTTTTGATATAAGTAGAGTTGGACTAACTGGATGGACTAAGACTTTCCCGTCTTCAATACGAACAATCGATTTTAACGCTAATAATCTTACTAATATTAATTTTGGATTAATGACGGGGGCGACTAATATTGATTTAGGTGGTAATACGACTTTAAGTGCGGCGACTAATTTAAGTGCGGTTACGAATTTAGTAACTCTGTCCTTGGACTCAACTGGGTTTAAAGATTCGTCAGATATTATACAAGGAAATTTTCCTAAAACTCTGAAAAATTTTAATATCAGTATTTCTACTAATTTATCAGGATGGACTAATTCTTTTTCGGCTCTGACAGGTTTTACTTATGGGTATTTCTTTAGGACAAATTTAAAAACTGCTGCCGTGGATTTCTTGTTAGAAGATTTTTATAAATTAGCTACCGCTAATACATTAACAAATAAAACTTTATTATTTACTGGAACGTCAACCCCACAACCTGAATCCCCGACAGGTGGTTTATCTAACCCATATTATTTGGCCCTAAAAAATTCCCCATACAATTGGACTGTAACTGTAAAACCATAATGGATTTATTTTTCATAAAACTTATTTAGTATTATTTATTATATAGAAAATGATGTTTGTACCACCATATAATTATTTAGTCGTTAGTTGTTGTGACGGGGCTCAATATATCATCAACATGCCAAGTGGTGGACAACCCGGTGAAATGTGGTATATTGAATCAGTTGAAGGTGATAACTTTTGTTTTATAATTGAAAATTTAATTGGACCATCTTCTTCAGGATATGATTACGGTGCAAATACTGCGAGTTTAGTATTGAATGCTCCTGCGGTATGCGGTTCAGCTCCGGGTTATTGTTGTGCATCCGCATCACCGACCCCAACTCCTACTAAGACAAAAACACCGACCCCAACTCCTACTAAGACAAAAACACCTACACCAACTCCTACTAAAACCACAACTCCTACTAAAACCACAACCCCAACAAAAAGTGTAGGTTTTACGCCTACACCAACCACAACTGCGACCTCAACAGTTACTCCAACTATCTCAATTACACCATCTGTAACTCCGTCAATCTCAGTTTCAAGAACACCATATCCTGAAGTTACCGTTAGTTTAAGATTAACAGGTAAAAATGAATGTGACGTTATTACAATATACCCAATGGAGGTACAATGCCAAGTAGTCCAAGAACCTTCAGGTATTGGATATAGTGATGGAATTGTTTCTCTATTAATTACTGGAGGAACTGCCCCGTATACTATTCAGTGGTCCAATGGGCAAACATCTCAAACATTAAATGGTATATCTTTTGGTTCATATATTGCAACTGTTACTGATTATTATAACGATTTTACAACAACAATTACTTGCGGATTTAATGTTCCAACACCAACACCTACATCGACAACCACCCCAACGACAACTTTAACGCCGACATCAACTATAACTCCTACAGTTACTCCAACAACTGGATTAACCCCCACAGTGACACCAACTATGACTCAAACTCCATCTGTTAGTCCAAGTATAGGTGCACCAACAACACCAACCCCAACAATGACTCCTACTCAAAGTATTGGTTTTATACCTGATTTATGTATGTCATTTACTTATTGTAAATTACAATATTTAATCACGTTTAATTATAATGGAATTAATAATTCTTATAATACTTGGTTATCTCAAAATGGGCAATATTTTATAATATACAATGGAACCAATTGGCAAATGACAGGTTTACCTGTTTGTGGTAACCAAACTCCATTACTTATTTCTAACGCTTCTCCATCGTCAATACCAACAACAGGGTGGTCATTCTTGGGTGGAGGAAATACAACTAGCGGTTCAATAACAGTGACTTTAGGCGACTGTACCAGTTTACCATTATCTCTAAGTGTTAGTAAAACTGATTCTTGTACAAATAATGGTACAATATTAGCGACTGCTACTGGAGGGTTGTCTCCGTATACGTATTCAATTAATAATATAACTTATCAAAATTCGCCATTATTTAATAACTTGGTTTCAGGAAATTACACATTATATGTTCAGGATAGTGTTGGTAATGTTGTAAATGTTGGAGTAACAATTTCACAATTGTCTTCTCAGAATTATGTTGTGAATTTATACGCGGACGGGTTACCATTTGGTAATTATTTGTCGACTAATTGGTTTGCCCAACCTGGCTCGTTATTTACCACACCAATTACAAACGGCAGAAATGGTATAATAACAATAAATCCCGCATTACCTGATGGTGTATATATTGAACTTGATATCGAGTATACCGAGGCAATAACTCAAAGTCCGGTATACCCAATTGAAACACATGTTACATGGGATACGACTGAAACAGTAGTTAACGGATTATTAACATTAGTACCAACTGATGGACCTACAACAAACAATATTGTTAATAATGGTTCATGTGGGGGGGCATTCAGTGCAGTATCCACAGTAACAAATGTAAAGAATTATTCTTCAGTACAAATCTATAACACTTCAAATACTGATTTATCATTATCTATAACTAGTCAATTTATAAGTCAAAATGTTGGGGCATTAATTTGTAAAGAAAAATTCTCATACCTATTAAAGTACACTATTAGAAATGTTAAAATCTACGGAGCTAGTTGTGCTACGGCAACGATTGGTAATAATAACTTTGGTGTTACCGCTAATTACGGGGCTCAGTTTTTCTAACATAAAATTTAGATTTGAATAATTATTATATATGGGTTATATATTACAAAACACATCAGGACTAATCTCAACTAGAATTACAGATGTTGGTAGAAGAAAGATTTCACAAGGAAATTTAAACATCCAATATTTCCAAATAGGTGATAGTGAAGTTTCTTACACTGGAGTTACTAACTCAGTATCAACAACTTCTAAAGTTTTGATGCCACCATATAACGCTCAAAATAATACTGGATTCCCACAGTCTACAAAAAATTATATTAAGTATCCGTATTATATGCAAGGTACTTCAGGTAATACCTACGGGATACCTTACATGGAATCTGAATATGTTTCAATCTATAACTCCGCTGAACCTAGAGGATTTTTTTCAGGAGACTCAAGTTGTTGGTATGTACAACCTTGTTCGGCGTATACTATTAACAGTGAATTTGAAACTGATACAACATTACTTGACGGGGGATTATTAATATCCGGAGTTTCGAATCCTTTGGCTTGTGACTCAACTGCGAATGGAACTATTGAAATTGGTGATTTTGTTACAATTTTTTATAACCAATCAGACCTTTGCTCATGTTATCAATCTTGTTACCCAACTCTTACTTATAGAGTTACTTACTACGATTCAGGTACTAATTTAATAGGTTTGGACAGACCATGTGTTGATTTTACAAATTTTACAACGACCGCTAATTCAAGAATAATGGTATATCCTTCAGGGATGACTGAACTTTATGATACAATTACACCTGCAGGACATTGGAACGACGATGTTGTGAATTATGAATCTTTATGTTATACAGACCAAATTTCTTCACTTGTTTGGAACATGAATATAATATGGAGTCAGAGTATTGCGGGTCTTAATAACGCGGTTTATCAAGATTATAATTATTATACTTCAAAAGACTACATAGGTACAAAAGAATATTTAGGTTACATGAGTTCTTTAGGACAATCGGCAAGTACTGAAGTGTTCTATTTTAATTCATATGATGAACCGATTACGGTAACTCCTGAAGAACAAAAATCAATTGCTGTTATACACTTTACAAATCAAGCGATAAATAATTTTTATGGTGAAAAATTTGCAGTTGAAGAGTATGACCCAAATAATCCTGGAGAAACAGGACAAGCTAGAAATTTTAAATTTCATGTGCCAACTTTAATGTGGCATAAAAGTGATAATTGTTGTTTAGGTGAAACTTTTTATATTGACCCACCTGTAAATGGGGGAGGATTTATGGAACAGGGATTACTTTACTCGAGTAAAAATTCTGATATGAATAATCCTGGTATTAGATATTACACTCTTTGGGACAATTATTTAAATACTGGTGGAACACCAAGTAGAATTGGTAAAGTATTTCCTGATGACCAATTAGTTGTTATTGATGATGCTGAAATAATTGCGGCGTTATCCTATAAATCAAATAGGAATTGGACTTTACCCGCTCCAAAAGTAACATTAGTTGCTCCTAATATATGTAATGGAGATATTACAAGTACAGGTGTTTTAAGTGGTGATGGGGAAACCTTATGGGTGTCATATGGGTTTTATAATAACGGGACGTTTACAAATTCTTTACATTGTCAATACTATCAAAAAATACAAGGACCTGCTAGTGGATGTACTAACTACGCTATGGATGTTTCATTAATATTTAATAATGAATTTGGATGTATGAATATTGATGGGGTTACTGGATTTGTTGCAGAAGAGTTTTACGTTATTGCCCAAAAAGTTACAACAGGAGAATACCCAAATCCAAATCTTTGGAGAGAAATTGATTTCACTAGTCAACTAAGTGGATACACAATCGGCGGGTACATTGACCCCCAAGGATTGTATCAAAGTACGTTTACAATAACTTCTGATTTATATGATAATGCATCAATTCATGATATGGGTAGTGTTTTATACATACCAACATTAGGTAGTAGTGGAGGTTTAAATTTTGGTGATGAGTATTATTTTTATGGTAACATTGAAACTGATATACAAGCGACTATCTATGAAATGAAATATAGAATTAATTTACCTTCAGGAATGTTTGTAAATAGTAGCAATCCATCTTGGAATAATTCATTAACTCCACATTTTAATGAAATCGGTCTTTACGATTCTGATAATGACCTTATTTTTATATCAAAAATGCAAAGACCCACTCAAAGAAGTGGTATACAGCAGATAATGATTAAATACGATTTTTAATGTCAAAAAAAGAACTTAAAAACAACCCTAAAATATTAGGGTTAGATGTGTCTACTAAAACAATAGGTTGGGCACTTTTTGATTTACAAACTAAAGAGTTATTAGAATTGACTCATATTTCTCCACAACCTAAACCTAAATCTGAAGACAAAATAGAAGAACTTCTTAAAAAGTCTGACTTGTTTAAATTAAAATTGGACCAATATAAAAATTTAGGAATTGTTAAAGTTGTAATTGAGGAACCATTACTTAATTCAAATAATGTATACACAATAGGAACTCTATTAAGATATAACACTTTAATAACTAAAGAAGTTTATGATGTGTTAGGAATTGTGCCTGAATATATATCGACTTATAATTCTAGAAAAAATGCGTTTCCTGAATTAGTAAAGGAGAATGGTAAAGGTAAATTTGTTTTGTTTGGAGGTTATCCTAAAGATATAGATAAAAAACAAGTCATATGGGAATTAGTTGCAAAACGTGAACCCCAAATAACTTGGTTATATACAAGAAACAATACGTTAAAGAAAGAAAATTTTGATATGACGGATGCGTATACTGTTGTATTAAGTTACTTTAATTCTAAATAAAAAAAAACTAAAAAATTTTAAGGGTCCAATTGAGACCCTTTTTTATTTAATCAATTTTGTAAACTACGATTTATTATGTTGATGGAGGACAGTTTGGAGTGTCAGATATACTTGACGCTACCCCAAAATAGTTACCTGTGTATGCAATATCTGCAGGATAATTAGGATTCCAACCTGGTATTACATCAATAAATGTTACTTTCTTACCTAATGACGGTGAAGTCGGTTGAGATGTGAATCCTTGACCTAAACTAACATTCAATACAGGTTGAGATTGTATAACAATAATTGGATTTAATGGGTAACTTCTACAAACTCTGTATACGTAAGTATACAATTGTGAAGATGGTGTTGGTGTTGTAGTTTTAGTTGGTGTAGGTGTAACCGTATTAGATGGTGTTACTTGAGGACTAACACCTGGTGTGCAAAATGCGCAATTTATTAAATCTCCTGACTCAACTGATGTTAATGAGTGAGTTGGTGCGGTATTGACGATATCTGAATATGTTACGCAATAACTTATATTATTTATAAAGACTGAAATTATTCCACCTATTGGTAGGTCCCCTAAACTTCCTGAAACATAAAATATTTGGTCTGAATTACAGTCTGATAATTTTTTAGATATTGGACATAGTA